CGAGGCGACCGCAGCCACCACCACACCGCCGAGCCTGTGCTACTATGGCGATATGCTATCTTACTGTTCCCCGCCTTGAAATACTCATATTGAGCCTGGCTGTTCTTTTCATAGCTGTTTGCGTATGACTGCCCTCCCTGGACTTCATACTCAGACATCAACCACAGATAGTCCGTGGTGGCCGTGACGTTACTGGCAGTATGGCCGGTATCGTTGCCCACGTTATCCGTGTATTTGGTAACAGACTTCATTACTGCTCTCAAATCGCTGGGCAAGGCTGCCATCAAAGACCCAGAGCGAGGACTTGTAGGGGTGCCGCTGTTGCCCAGCAATGTAGTCCGCATATAGCTATTTTTCCAGCCGCCGCTGTTGCTATTGTTAGGGTTCATATTGAAGTAACCGTTATTGTTCTGGTTGCTATTGTACTGATTATCGCAGAGGGCAACCATATTCCCGCTGATTTTACCGATGGCAAAGTGTATTCGCTTTCCGCCTTCCTTACTGGAATTATGATTAAAGCCAAGAATAAAGGCATCTATGGATAGATTTGAGAAGGTGAAGTTGCCTACCGCCCCATTGAGCCGAATATTCTTAGTATCGCCTACGCTCCATACGTTGGCGGCATCTCCGGCATCGCTGGCAGCTTTAATTGCAGCCCAGGTGTTGGAATTCAGGGTATCGCTAAAAAGGTTTACGGTGACGCTGCACGTCTTGCTGGAGGGAGCTGTGTGGTTCGTCCCCTCAGCCACGTTGACGGTGATAGTGGCGGAGCCATAGGCAACGGCGGTCACGGTGACGGTGTTGCCGCTCACGCTCACAGTGGCAATGCCGGTGCTGTTGGATGAGGCAGTGATGGCTCCATCTCCAGGGCGGGTGACAGTGATAGTGCCGGTCCTGGTGGCATTATTCAGGGTTAGGCTGGACCTGTTCAGGGTCAAGCTGCCGGCGGCCTTTCCAATGCTCCAATTAGCGCTCTGGGGGCCGATACCGCCCCCATCCCACTGATAGTTGGAGGTTGGGGTGAATGTGGCAGTATAGGTCCCGGCATTGGTCCCACTGGTAGCCCCTCCGATGGTCAGTTTCGTGGTATCATAATTGGCCCAGGTGGGAGACTGTGCCGAGCCGGTATAGGTCAGGGACCCGGACTGGCTGGGGAGGGTAGAGACGGTAGCCCTTCCAATGGTCCAGGTCGCTTCCTTGGCCGTTGTGGCCCCATCGGTCCACTGATAATTCGCTTTCGGGGTAAAGGTGGCGGCGTAGCTTCCAGCGTTGGTGCCACTGGTGGTTCCCCCCAGGGTCATCTTGGAGGCATCATAGCCGGACCAGGTAGGGCTTTGGGCGCTCCCGTTATAGATCAGGCTTCCGGTCTGGGTAGGCACACTGGCAATATTCGCCCTACCGATGCTCCACTGGACCGACTTCGGCTCTTTCGTACCATCCGCCCACTGATAATCGTCTTTCGGTGTGAACGTGGCCGTGTAGGTCCCCGCATCGGTAGCCTCCGTAGTCCCTCCCAGGGTCAAGGTAGCCGGGTCATAGCCGTTCCAGCTCGGAGACTGCGGGGACCCAGTGTAGGTTAAGCTGCCATTCTGGGTAGGGATAGTGCTGATGGTATGGGTCAGGGCCTCCACCTGGTCAAGGGCGTCCTGGGCAATCTGCCTGATGTCGGGGTGGGCCTCCTCATCCACGTTATGGGCGGCAATCATCTCAGACACCTTTTCGACGGTCACCAGAGTTTCGAGGTCAATGTCTGCGGTCACATTGTCCACAGCCCCCACAGCGGCCACAAGCTCGAAAATGGCAATCTTGCCGACGGTGGAGGTCTTAGACTTGATGGGTTCAGGGGCAGCCTCCAAGACGAGGTATGTATAGGGCACTTCTCCCAGGTCCGGGTCCTCAGCATACAAAAGAAGGCCGGTCGCGGAGAAATCCTCGGCCACTTCATCGCTGGTAATCTGCGCGGTGACCTGACACTCTCCATCGACCGGGTTCGTTACTCCACTGATTTTGGCGTCCATCACATATCCGGCGGGCTCAGTCATCGTGGCCGGGGTGCTCCCTTCCGGGATGCTCCCATTTCCCACGGCGACCCTTGTATAGTGCATGGTACAGCGGCCAGCCAGCACCTTAGCAATAAGAGCCTCAGCAGGTGCACACTGGTAGCAGCCATCGGTGAATAGGGACATAGTTTCAAGCCTCCTTATCTATTCGTTTTCCTTTAATACGGGAGACAGTGTAGGTGGAGGAGCCCACAGCGGGCACCCCAGATACCACAGTCTCGAAAGCACAGCCGCGGGAGATGATGACCTCATGCTGATACGTCCGCCGGTTCCTGAGCAGGATATGAACCTCGATACCGGCAGCCGCAATGCGTTTCATCAGCTCCGCAATGACCTCAATGGAGGTCAGGCGCTCGGAACTCAAAAGGGACTCGTCCACGCAGATACGGATTTTACAGGGGAATTTCTCTTGGATTTCTATATCGGTGGGCTGGACATCGAACAGGCTTGCAGCAGCCCAGATAATGGTGTCGATGTCGCCGCCAGACATAAGAGCAATCATCTTGACCTTGATGAGGAGCCGGTACACGGTATCCGTGGCCCCGCCTCTATCAACACCAAAATTTGCCCCGTAGCGGTCCAGCACAGCCCCTTTCGCGTTGTCCAGGTCATCCCATACCCTCATGCGCTCCGCGTGCTCATGGACGAACTCCAGGCCCCAGGCCAGCGTCTCGAACAGGCGGCCAATGTTAGTTTTAGGTTGAATCCCTTTTTTGTCAGACTGCATATCAACCCGTGTATAAGCGCTTGTGAGATGGTCCAGCATTCGCGTCAAATATCCGTAGCTCATGCCTCTACACTCACCTTCTCTGCATCGGTAACGGCCTTTTCACGAGTTCCGATCTCGATGTTATCCTGGCTATATTGAGACCCGTCCTTGCTGATGAGAAGGTCAAAGTCCACCACACCAGAAACCGATAGAATGACCCCCGGCAGGGCCATGTAGAAAACATCCTGACCAATAGGAAGTCCACCCCATGTATCACCGCCGATATGGTTTACAACAGCTTGTCTAATTCGCTGCATTCCATCGTAGGGAAAATTTGAGTTCGTTTCCAGATTCGTAATCTTTACATAGACCGGAACAGTGGTCGGCCTGGAAAACCTTATTTCGATACTCTGCCCGCTGGCACTCAATACGGAAATGCTTTTCCCCCCATAAGTCTGAATGCCAGCCGCTTTACGGCGATAGATTGCGTTGGCAACCTCTTCATCAAGGCCGCCATAAGCCACAACCTCAATGCTATGTGGAGGGAGGCCGAGGCCATTTGTTTCATCCGTATCGTTTTCATAACAGATCACGGAATAGATTGCATCGACATTTTGCAGAAGCTCACCTGAGATAGCGTCCGCATTCACGCCGCCAGCATAGTCCACAGACTGATAATACCTATCCCGGAACTCTTCATCGGTTTCCCGGCCACGTCCGCCGTCTACCGCAGCGGAGTTGCTACAAGAAGAGACCCCATCCATAGGATTTACAATTTCTGTGACTGTCCCAGCAGCTGCGTTGTAGTCGGAGCCAGTGTCTATGGCCTGTATTGGAAGAATGACACTTCCGGCGTCCTCAATACGCCCCTCCGTGATAACCGCAAACTGCAAACCGGCGATAGTCTTCACCAGAAAACCGGACGGTATCACCGTCCCCGGAGTTCCCGCAAAGGTCACATAACCTGTCGCTTTCTGAGCCGGAAGCAGCGACAATCCGATTGCCTTTCCCAAGTTGTATAGGCTC